AGCAGGAGAGGGCGGAGGACAATTAGTAGCAGCTATTACAGAAGTTATAAATACTTCAGCTGTAAGAATTGATTACACTCCTTTAACAACTGTAACAAATACAGCATGTTATATTGATTTAGTTGACAGAGTGCAAACAATAGGCGCTTCAACAGTTACTATTACACCTACAGGGCAAGGAGTAACCACAGCAAATACTTCAGCCATAATGACTTCTCCTATAAGAAGTACTAATCAAACACCTACTTATAATTATCAAAACTTTGGATTTGCATTTAGAACAGGAGAAAGAGACCAAGAATTTTTACCAACTCCTGCAGGTATTGGTAGTGCTTCCGTTGCTTTCAATGTTAGCGGAGGAGATCTTGCTACTACATCAGATACGGGATATCCATCTCCGAGTTCTTTTGGACTTGAATCACCAACAGAAAACTATACAGGAACAGCTTTAGTAGTAACATCAAGTCAGATGGGAGTAGGCAATGCTTCAGAAATAGACAAAGTTAGATGTACAATAGGTTTTAACTCTCTAGTATCACAAAGAGATACAGGAGCTATTGGACCAGGTTTTGCAGAATATAGAATAAAGTTTGGATATTCCAGAGATGGAGGAAGTAACTTTACAGATGTAGTAAAAATAGGTAGAGAAACAGTCTCTACTAGCACATCACGTTATCACGGAAATACAGCAACAAAAGATACTTCATCAGGAATTGTTAGAAGAAAAACATTAACACCTTTCAATCAAGTATATGAATTTGATATGACTGAATATCAACCTTTTGATTCTTATAGAATAACGTTTGAAAGATTATCACCAGTTAACCAAAAAGAAAATGGATGGACACAAACTAATAGTGGTACCATAAAATCTATTGAAAATATAATTACGGATAAACTATCCTACCCTTACTCTGCGTATGCAGCTGTTGTTATAGATGCAGAAGAATTTGACGCTATTCCAAAAAGAAGTTACTTAATTAGAGGACTAAAAGTAAAAGTTCCTACTAATTATTTTCCTATAGATAGTATAAACGACTCAACAGGAGCTAGAAGAACATCTTCTGCTTATACTAGGCATGTAACTAATGGTACAGAAGAATCTTCAGTACAAGACTGGGACGGTAATTTTAGAGGAGACACTAAAGAGTTTCCTTTAGCTTCAGACGTAAACCATGATTCAGTATATTCTAATAATCCTATTTGGATATTTATGGATTTGCTAACAAATAATAGATATGGAGTAGGTAAATATATAAATGAAGAATTTGACTATTCAATGATAGATAAATATACTTTGTTTCAACTTGCAAAATATTGTGATGAATTAGTACCTGATGGTATAGGAGGGTTTGAACCTCGTTTTACATGTAATCTGTACTTAACAAAAGATGAAACAGCACTAAAAGTATTACAAAATTTAGCCTCTTTAGTTAGAGGAATGTTAATTTGGCATGGAGGTCAAGTAACTTTAGGTAGTAGCATACAGAAAGGTTCAGTATATAGTTTTTCAAAATCAAATGTTATTGGAGGAGAATTTGCTTATGCTGGAACAGCAAACAGATTCAGAAATAATCAAATAGCAATTACTTGGAATAACCCAGAAAATGGCTATAAACAAGAAGTAGAAGTTGTAGAAGATCATGATGAAATAGCAAAAACAGGAAAGATTAGAAGAAAAAGCATTACATCATATGGCACAACTTCTAGAGGACAAGCAATCAGGCTTGGCAAGTTTCATTTAATAACAGAAAAACTAGAAAAAGAAACAGTAACATTTACAACAGGACTTAATGGAGCAATGCTAAAGCCTGGAGATGTTATCGATATACAAGACGCAGACGTACATGATGTCGTTGCTAGTGGTAGAATTACAACGTCTTCAGCTTCGACTACTACATTCATAAAAACAGATAGAGATGTAACTGGTTTCCTAAATACAAATGATACTTTTAAATTACACTTAATATATCCAAGCGGTGGTTGTTATTTATCACAATCAAGTGCAACAATTAATTCAACTTCATATGTGCAAGGAGACTTAATACTTCTTGATGAAGGCGGAGCTGCTATAGATACGCAGGCAAAAGCTGCTAATTTAATTGATGACTCAGGTAATGTAGTAGTAACAAGTTGGTCGGAAGATGTCAGAATAGAAAGCAAAACAGTAGACTTTAGTAATTCTACTTCCGCAGGAGTAAAAGTTACTAGCGCATTTAGTTCGGTTCCTAATGGAGAAGTCATATTTACTCTTAGTGGAGAAGCAGGAACTGGAGCAGAAATAAGCGGAAGCATAGAACAGTATATAGTAACGACTGTTAAAGAAGATACTAAAAGTATGGGCTATAACATAACTGCCGCAGAATATTCTGTAGAAAAATTTGATGAGATTGATAGGGGTCATGTAGTACCACAACTACCTAATATAAAAAGATTACCAAAAAGAGACGATCAAGTACCCGCAGCCACAGGTCTCACTGCTAGAGTAGTAAGAGGAGATGCAAATGGTGGAGACACTGCAGTAGATACATCTGAAGCTAATTATTCAATTATTGTATCATGGAGTCATCCTACTACTGGTCGTACAGAAGAAGATGGAACACCTATTGATGACGTATATGAACACCTAGCAGGATATAATCTACAACATAATATTATTACAGGAAATAATGAATCTAGTATAGGAGACTTTATAACTGAAGAAATTAAAACTACTGAAAAAACAGAATTTGTAATTAAAAATGTAGTTCCTGGAGATGATTATATTACTCGTATTCAAACTTTAAATACTAATGGGTTCAGTTCAGGGTATATTCAAACGATTATTGATTTTTCTCCTGTTACACAAACTCCTTCAACATCTGCAGTAATTGCAGGTGGACTTAATGGTGGAATACAAAAAGGTGGTATATTAACTACTGCTGCAAATGTAAATAGTAGTACAGGTAAGGTTACACTTGCATCCGATACTTATACTTTTACACCACCAAATGGAATAGATACAATCACTATTTCTAGTGCTAATACAAACTTTACAGAACAAACTTTCAATGGTATGAGTGATGGCGATAAAGCTTACTTATTACTTGACTATGATGGAAATACTGCACGAGGTACAACTAGAACAGATATTCTAAAACCTATAAAGTTAGTAACCGATACAACAGCAGCCGACCCAGATAGTGGAGCAGTATATAATTATACCTTTATGGCTAGACAGAATCAAGCTAATAACGATTTAGTACAATCCACTGGAACAGTAGCAACGATTAAAGGAGAAGCTTTAATTACAGGTTCAGGCACTAATTTTGATGGAGATTACGCAGTAGGAGAGATAATTGCTATAGGCGATGCAAATGTTAATCGTTTTATGACTAAAGTTGCATATATTGAAAGCGATACTTCTTTAACTTTAGAAGCTCCAATACCACATACTTTATCTTCTGTTAACGTCTATAAACAGTCTTTACCAATAGATTTATCAAAAGACACAATTATAGGAGAAGTTAATAAGACATCAGGTGTATATTCATTTGTAAACTTCTCTAGTGGAAACAAAGGATCGGATGCGTATAGTATAAATGGTACAAATGAAAACCATAACTTCCCTTCAAACGCAGCGGGAGTTGTTAGTGATTTTTCAAGTTTTTCAACTTCATATTCAGTCAATAAAGGCACTGTAAGCTATACTTTTGCAAGTAGTGGCTCAGCAACAAACACTTTCGGACTAGCCACTGCAGATACAAATTGTACTACAGTAGTAAACTCTAGTACTGGTGCTATTACAGTTACAGCAATAACAGCCGATACAGCTTCTTTCATAGTTACAGTAACAGACAGAGAAACTAGTGAAACTATAGGAACAAGAGTAGTATCTTTAGGTAAGAGTATACCTGGAGCAGCTGGAGCTGGTACAGACTCAAGAACAGTAAATTTAACAGCAAGTGATTATTCAATAACTTACGCGGCAGACGGAACAACACCGAGCCCTAGTGGAACAATTACATTAACAGCAACGTCACAAAACTTTAGCAACCCTTTCTTTAAATTTACAGGAGATGGTATATCTGATGAAACAAGTTTTACAGATGGCTCAGGTGCATCAGATACCTTTAGCTTTAGCGTACCTTCTAATATTGTAACTACTCCACGAACAATTAAAGTTGGAGTCTCAGAAGCAAACCAAACAGAACTTGCATTTGATACAATTACACTTACTTCTTTACAACAAGGAAGTACTGGTGCAGATGGTGAAGCAGCTTATACAGCAATCATTACAAATGAAGCCCACACGTTCCCTTCTTCTAACACAGGAGTTGTAAGCAGCTTCGGAGGATCAGGCACAAAAATTGAAGTCTACAAAGGAGCAACTCAACTTACTCCAGTAGCAAATACAGCTACTCCTGGAACAGGTCAGTATGATATAACTACTACAGCAGATAATATAACTGTAGGAAGTTTTACACTAAATACAGGAAGCGAAAAAAATATTACAGTCGCAGACCATAGTGGTGTTGCAAATGGTACTGATAATTCAGAAATAGAATATAGTATAAATATAGAAAATGAAGTAACACTCACAAAAGCACAGACGTTTACAAAATCTAAAAAAGGTACAGATGGAGATGATGGCGCTGCAGGTAAAAAAGTAAAAGAATTAATTCTATACTATCCAGCGTCCTTCAATAATAATACATTCACAATACCAGACGCTCCTTCTTCAGGAGTATATCATTTTGGTAATAACGTTGTAGCAAGTATAGCTACAGGATGGCAACAAGCAGTACCAGAAGACTCCAATGGAGCAATTTATTGGACATCAGAAGCTCTGGCTACAGAAAGTTCAACAGCTAATACTTCTGGAAGTTTATCTTGGTCTACTCCAGGTAATTCTAAGTTTCCTATGAATCAGGTAGAGTTTATATTTATAAGAAGTGCAAATCAACCTACAACGCCAACTGCAACAAACTACCCTGCTTTACCAAGTAGTTGGTATGATGATATAGCAGACGTGCCTTCAGGAAGTAATGCAATATGGGTATCTAAAGGAACAACAACATTTAGTATTGCAAGTGGAGTATTCAAATATATAACTACTTGGCAAGCCGCTACAAGAATAGAAGGTTCAGATGGAGCTCCTGGAAACGACGGAGATGATGGAGCATCAAACTTTACAGTTTTCCAAGAATCAAATACTCCACCTTCTACTCCAAGTGCAGGAACTTCAAATCCACCAACAAGCTCTTGGTATTCTACTCTTAGTGCTGCAAGAAACGCAGTAGCTGGAGACGGTTTAGTATGGTTCTCTGTAGGAACAAAACCAGGAACAAGTAATACAATTACTTGGAGTGTGCCTATAAGATATGTTGAAGAATACGACCATATAGGAGGAACAAAACCACCTGGAGATGCTAATAAGTTTACACCAATTGCCGATAGTACAGAGGGTCGTTGGAGATTCTCAATAAACGATGGTAGTACAACAGATGTAGATGTTTTCTCTAGTGGAGAAAGAACTAAACTAGATAGATTAAGACTAGGTAGAATACCAACAAGTGATACAGTATTATTAGAGAATACTACGGATTCTCAAACTAAAGCTACAGCAGCTGAAAACGCGGCTAAACTACAGGAGTCTACTAATAGGGTTACATTCCCAACTGATAATACAGAAGGAAGATTCAGTTTTTCTATTGGTGGAGGCACTGCCGTTGTAAACGATGTTTTCTCTAGTGGTGAAAGAACTAAACTAGCCAACTTAAGAGCGGGGACGTTACCGGGCGGAACAGGAACTTTAGAAAGTACTGCAGGTTCTCAGACTAAAGCTACAGCAGCTCAAACAGCAGCAGCGGCTGATGCTACCACAAAATCAAATACAGCTGAATCTAACGCAGCAGCTACTGCAGAAAGTAAAGTAAATAATAGACTAAGCGCTACAGAAAAAAATAGATTAAATGCTGGTAGTAGTCCAGACAATACTAAATCTTTTGATAATGCAGGTACTATTACAGGTAATGTAACTGGTAAAGTTAATAATGTAGCAGTAGCTACAGTCGCCGCAGGAGCAGCAGCCGGAGCTACAGCCAACCAAGACTCTACTAGTGCTATAAGAGCTGGAACTACTAAAGCTAATGTAGGACTAGGCAACGTAGATAATACAAGTGATGCTACCATATTAGCAGGTAATCTAACTGGTACAGTAAACGGTACTGCAGCAGCTACTATTAAGTCTGGTGCAGCATTAGGAGCTAGTTCTAATCAAGACTCTACTAGTGCTATAAGAGCAGGAACTACTAAAGCTAATGTAGGTTTAGGTGATGTACCTAATCTTGACATGAGCAATGCAAGTAATATAGCTTCAGGTACAATACCTGTTAATAGAACACCAACTACAGTCAGAAACTCTACTATAGCAATTAATGCTACAACAGGAATTATAACTGGTATTACTGGGGATGGTGTCTCT